TTACACAGTTGCTGCCAGCGATGGCACATACACCAGCTCCACCTATGGCAGCATCGGCCTGGAGCCAACTGCAGGGGATGCCATCCCCTACGCCGACCTGACACCTGAGCTGGTTATCGGCTGGGTGCAAGCCAAGCTGGACGTGCCCGCCATCGAGGCTGCCCTCCAGGCGCAACTCGATGAGCAGGCCGCTCCTACCAAGGCGGCTGGGCTGCCTTGGGTAACACTTAATTAACCTATCATGGCACGAGCAACTGAGGAGGATTTTTCTGAACTCCATGGTCTTGTCACCAACGAACTGATCACCCGTATCAAAAATGGTGATGCAACAACGCAAGACCTTAAGGCCGCAACGGACTGGCTTGCCAAGAACAACATCACAGGAGTCCCTGTCCTCGGATCTCCTTTGGCAGCGTTGTTTGCAAGTATGCCGGAATTGGAAATCGAAGACGTTCAATCCGCAATCCGATGACATGGATAGCACAGTACGCAACGCCATTGCTTCTGCTGCCCTGGGCTTGTTTGGGTGGCATTTGGTTACTCTTCATAACATTTCAAAGTCGGTTGATGTTCTGGTGGAACAGATGACGGTTAGCAATAGCCGTATTGAACGACTTGAGAACTTTGTGTATTTCAAGGAACCACCTAATGCCAAACCCTAAGCCCGGCGCTTCTGCTGCTTATTATGCCAAGAACCCAAAGGCAGCAGCAAAGAAAGCAGCATATCAACGAATGCTGAACAAGGACCCTACAGTGAAAAAGGCCTCGGAAGAGCGATGGACGGAACGTCGCCGCCGGGGCATTGCTAGCAAAGGAGGTCCTGATCTTAGCCACACGAAGAAAGGAACGATGGTCTTGGAATCACCCAAGGCCAATCGTGCTAGGAACGGTCACAACAACAAGAGCACAAAGAAATGAACAAAGGAAACGCCAAGCCCCCTGGGCTTTACGCCAACATGAATGCCCGTAAGGCAGCGGGTAAGAGTCGTCCCAAAAGCAAAAGCACCGTCTCTCCAAAGGCGTTTGCTAACATGAAAGCTGGATTCCCCAAGAAGAAAAAGTAAGAGACCCACTGAGCACCCACCTCATGCTCGAAGCGCCTGCGGACTATCGTTTCAATCTTCTTGCTATGACCTCCTCTGATGCTAAAAGGTTGTTCAAACAGCAAATCATTGAAAGAGACAATGGGCAATGCAGATACTGTGGTTGCACCAAGAACCTGACTCTTGATCATATTCGACCCAAGTCCAAGGGAGGTCGATATGAAGCATCCAATCTTGTGGCTGCTTGTCGAGAGTGCAACCAAAGCAAAGGCAGTAATGATGTCTTTGACTGGTTCTTGGCACAACCCTTTTTTAATCAAGACCTTCTTCAAAGCTTCACCTAACAACTCTTAAGTTATCATCATGACTACCACTGCTGACAGCACCACCTACGGCTCCATCAGTAATGCCCCTGGCAAGCGTACTGAGAACCAACAGACCAACAAGGCCCACACCACGGCCAACGTGTCTGGTGGCGTAACAACGACCACCACGATTACTGCCTCCTATGGCACTACGGCTACTGCTGTGGCGGCTACTGCCACCGTGGATGCTGCCGAGACTGCCATCCGTACCGTGCGTCGTACCCGCACCAACCCTAGCACCCTGCCTACCGCTAAGGTCACAGGTACTGTTACCCGTAAGGAAACAGGAGCCATTGCTACCTTCGGCACCCGTGTCAACGGATCTGGTTACACCAGCGCCACCTACACCAACGTTGCCCTGAGTGGTGGTTCTGGTTATGGCGCTACTGCCGACATCACCGTGACCTCTGGTGCTGTTACTGCTGCCACCCTGGTGCGTCCTGGCCAATGGTATGTGGTGGGTGATACCCTGTCCTGCCAACTGATCGGTGCTGGCACCTTGTTTGCTCTTCCTGTTGCTACCCTTACCCAAGGTTGATTATCATGGCTCCTAAGAAACCCGGCGTTAAGGTCCCTAAGGAATTTAACGCTAAGATGATGACCTCTGCCAAGCCTAAGCCTAGGCCTGGGACTATTCCTGCTAATCGAAAACCTGCTGCCCCAGCTCCTAAGCCTGCAAGTACTCCTAGCCCCCGCATTAAGGTGCCTGCGGAGTTCAACGCACGGACAATTTATTCAGGAGCAAACAAGCCTAGGCCTGGATCTCCGACAACTATTGAAGGTAGAATAGCTGCAAGGGGCCCATTGAATCCAGAAAAAGGTCCTTCCATACAACCTAATTCTGAGCGAAAAGGGTACAGTTTGACCAGAGGCGCTGTGGCGGAGTTCCGTGCAAAAACTGCCGATGTGCGTCCTAGTAACAAGCCAGCAGCAAAGCCAGCAGCAAAGCCTACGGCCCCCAAGCCCGCAGCAAAGCCAGCGGCAACAAAACCGCTAACAACCACCCCACGGGTACGAACAACCACATCCTACGGGCCGCCTTCCCGTGACATTATCTTCCAAAAGGGTAAATTTGCAGGTTCCAGCCAAAGCAACCCCTTGAATCGACTTG